AGGAGGTAGAGTAAATGGCAAGAAGTGCTGGTAAAAAAACTACTTCCACTAAAAAGACTATTGTTGATGACAGAAAATATTTGTGTCCACATTGCTTGAAAGAAAAGAAAAAAAGTGAATTTTACATGTCTACTGACCCAAGAGTTTTAACTGGAATTACATCAATCTGCAAAGACTGTGTAAGAAAAATTGCACTGGCTTGGGATGAAAACAGACAGGAATTTGGAGCATGTACTAAAAAAACAGTTATGGATGCATTGGAATATATAGATCGACCGTTTTTGGAAAGATTGTGGGATTCCAGTTATGCTGAATGGGCTGATGATACAAGTCAAAAACGCAGAACAACAATATGGGACGCATATATAAAGAATGTTGGTATGGTCCAGTATCGAGGATTACGTTGGCGTGATGGTGACATATTTAATACATATATTGAAGATGCTAAACAAGTTGCTGCATTAGAAACAGGCAATAAAGAAGCAGCGCAGACATTGTTGCTAAGTCAAGAAGTTGATGGAGAGTTTGAAAAAAATAGAAACAGCGTTATTAGACTTCTTGGTTATGATCCATTTGAAGGTGAAAAGATTGAAGATCAGCCATTACTCTACTCCCAGTTAATTGGATATCTTGATGCAGGCGGAGATGGCAACGAAGATATGATGCGTACATCTTCTGCTATTACTATTGTTCGTGGCTTTTTACAGCAAGCTAAACTTGATGATAAACTGGCAAAAGTTATGGCAAATAGTAGTTCAAATCCTGCAGAGATGAAAACGCTTTTGGACGCAAAGAAGAATCTTAGTGCTACTATTTCACAATTAGCGGAGCAATCATGTTTAAGTTTAAAGCATAATAAAAATGCCAGCAAAGGTGAAAATACTTGGACTGGTAAAATCAAGAAACTTAAAGATATGGACTTAAGAGATGCCGAAGTTAATGGTTTTGATATAGGAACATGTCGTGGAATGCAACAGGCTCTTGAAATTAGTGACATATCTATCATGAAGGCGTTGGCATTAGATGAGTCTGAGTGGTCAGAAGTTGTTGCGGATCAACGTAAACTTTTGGTTGATACGCAGAGAGAAAGAGATGTTTATAAAGAAATTAATAGAATTCTTCTAAGGGAAAATCTTGATTTGAGGGATACACTAGAAGAGCATAATATATTAAACAAAGATAGCCTGCAAAACTTAAAAGATTTATTCTCACCATTTGGAGAAACTGTATCTCAAGATAATGAGGAGAGTGAAACAGATGAGTGATTTTAAGTTTAAGATTCTTGATGATATTACAGATGAAGATTTAATGTCAATTTTTGATGATGATACTTATATATATGTAAAACCAACTGTTTATGCAATGTCTGATAGGAAGTTGGAGTCTTTAGTGCATATTGCAAAGATTCAAAAATATTATCAATGCAATCCTGTTAGGTTTATTGAAGATTTTTTTAATATTACATTATTGGATGCGCAGGCATACATTGTTCAGAGAACTTGGAATTGTCCCAATGTTCTTGTATTGGCATCTCGTGCATTTGGTAAGTCTACTGTTATTGACTTAATTCTAATGGCTAAAGATATGCTATTCTGTAATGTTTGGACTTATATTGCTAGTGGTTCTGGTTCACAGGCTGAACAAACGTTTATGACATTAGAACGTTTGGCTAATGACGGTATTGATGAAATGAGAAATTCTACTGGATATATTTTCAAAAATGAAGTAGAAATTAATAATGCTGCTGGTGATGGATTTAGTCACGGCAGTAATGGCTTTAAGTATAGTCTATATAATGGGTCTTTTACTCAGACGCTAAACTCCAACATCGACAAGAAGCGTGGTATGCGTGGTAGTGTCGTTTTTGACGAGTGTGGTTTTTTGTCTGAAGAAATGCTTGAAGTTTATGGTGCATTTGCCGCTGTAAACAAAGGATTCGTGTCAGGTAAAGATCGCAATGGTAAAATGATTGATACTGTTAGACTTAGAACATTTGCTACAAATATCCCAAACCAGAAATTTTATATCAGTTCTGCATCTAGTACTGACACTAAATATTATAGACTTTATAGAGAATTTGCTAAGCGTCAATTGATGGGTGATAGAGATTATTGTGTGATTCAGGTTAGTTGTGATGTTGTTTTGAAACCAACTATTCGTGGTGAAGTTGTTAACGCACTATTAAAAAAGAGTGATATTGAAACAGCTATTAGAACAAATCCAGAAAAAGCACGCAGAGAATATTACTGCGAATTTACTTCTGACGCTGGCATGAATGCGATTATTAGGCGTGGTGTTATTGCTAGAAATAGTGAAACTCGTGCCCCACTACTATATAATGATACTGGCAAAAAGAAGTTTATTCTTGCATATGACCCAGCTAGAAGTAGAGATAATTCTGTAATTCTTGTTATGGAAATTTATCAAACTGAAAGTGGAGAATATAAAGGCCGTATTGTAAATTGTGTAAACTTACTTGATGTAGGTAAAAAAATTAAAAGCCCTATGAGAACACCCGACCAAATTCAATATTTAAAACAATTAATATTAGATTATAATGGTGATGCACCTGATTATGAAAATATAGAATGTGTTTTAATTGATGCTGGTTCTGGTGGTGGCGGTGTTAATATCGCCGACTTCTTAATGGAAGATTGGTATGACCAAAAAGGTAAAATGCACCGTGGACTTATTGATAAAGAATATAGCGAAGAATATGCTAGTCGTTATCCTAATGCAATTAATAAATTAAAACTTGTGTCTCCTACTCAGTATAAGTCTATTATTTATGAAGCATTAATTGAAATGCTTGATATTGATGTAATTAGTTTTACTTCTGACTATGACAATAAAGGTTATCTTACTGTGTTTGAGGCGGATGAGAAAAAGTTAGAAAAGGAAAAACAGCGTATTAGTGAAGACCTTAAAACAAAAGGTTTTACAGGTGAAGAATTTGCAAAGAAACTTGAGGAAGGATTATCTCAGGCATCTTGTGTAAAAACTAAAGTTGTTAAGCTTGATCAATTCCAAGAAATTGCATTAGCAAATATTGATGCAATGAAAGAGGAAATGGTTAATATGGTTCGTAAAAAAAGAGAGTCGGGTAAAGACTCTTTTGAAATTACACCAGAGAAAGCTAATAAATTACATGATGACCGCTCATATACAATGGCTCTTTGTGCGTGGTGGTTATCGGAAAAGCGTTTGGAAAGCGTACGTGCTCGTAAAAAACCAAATGCAATAGATTTAATAAATATGCTTCCAGTAAGTGGAGGCAGGCCACTAAATAAACTATTTGGTTGAGAAAGGCGGTGAGTTTTTGTGGCAGAAAAAAAACAATTAACTGAAAAAGAAAGAATAGAGTTTTTACGTAGAGATGAACGTAATAAAGCCGCATATGCCGCCGTCAAAGATGCACTGGCATTAATTGACTTAACTCAAAATAAAAGTATCACATATACTACTTATTCAAGAGAAAGTTTACGCTCATATTTACAAAACCCTGCAGCAGAAGGCAACCAAAAGAATTTAAGAAAATTAAGTAACTATTTATATACTGTTTCTCATGTATATAGAAGACTAATTAATTTTAAAGCATATCAAATACAGTTAAAGTCATGGACGGTTTATCCAGATGTTCCTTTGACAGAAGAGCCAGATTTGGAAAGCATACTTTCCAATTATGAACAAGTTACAAAATATGTTCGTAATATGGATATGAAAAATCAGATTTTAAAATGTATGCTACAGGCTTGGAAGAATGATGTTGTGTATGGTTTCTGCTATGGAGACCCTGAGAATGATGGAGAATTTTTTATCCATCTCTTAGATCCTGACTATTGTAAAATTTCTAGTCAGCAATATTATAGAGGCGTTCTGAATTTTGCTTTCGACTTTAGTTATTTTGACTCTGGTACGAATTCTTACTATTTGGATATTTATGATCCAATTTTTAAAAAGCTCTATAATAAATATAAGGGCGATAATACGCAAAGATGGGCAGAGTTGCCTATTGAAAACACTTTTTGCTTAAAAATAAATCTAGACATGCTTGACTATCCGATTCCTCCGTTAAGCGGACTGTTTGATAGTATCATCAGTCTTGCCGACTTACAGGCCGTCCAAGACTTAAAAGATGAGCTTGAAGCATATAAATTGATTTATGCAAAAATTGATACTATTTCTGGTACAAAAGATGTTGATGATTTTGAGATTGACTTAGAGCTTGCCAATAAGTTCTTCCAGAAGCTACAGGCAGCGCTACCTGATAATATTGCTATTGCTATGTCTCCGATGAAATTAGAGGCAATTGATTTCAATAGCAACAATGCTAATGATGTTAATATTATTTCTGAAGCATACGAAAATATTATTAATGCCAATGGCGGTATTGTTTTAAATCAGAATAAAATTACTAATAGTGCAAGTTTTAATAAAGCTTTACAGTTTGATTCTATGGATGCTATGGCTCCAGTAGAACAAATCAATGCATGGGTCAACTTGTGGATCCTCAATCACCTTGGCGAAACAGGTATGATTGTTGAATATAGTGACGTATCACCATATTTTGTAGACGATAGAATTGATAAGCTACTTAAGGTTGCACAATATGGCGTTCCTGTCAAACTCGAATTGGCATCCTTGTTAAATGCCAATCCAACCAAGGAACGTGGTATGTCATTTATGGAAGAAGCTCTCGGAATGGGAACTACATCTTGGGCAAATCCTCTTGTATCTAGTAATGTTCAAAATGGAGACATGTCTGAAAATGGCGATGGTTCTGATGGAAGAGCAAAAACCGAAAATCCTGATGATTTGTCTGATGAGGGACAAAAAACTAGAGATAAGAAATAAGGAGGCGGAAATTTATGAATGATAAAAAGTTTATTGTTACAAAAGATGAAGCTATTGCAAATAAAATGATTGCATATAAGTTTAGATTAGTTTCCGCTATAGCTGGAACCTATACTTTTGTGAATGAAACGCCAGATAAATTTTCTTTTGATATGTTCGATGTGAAGAAATTACACTTCACAAATAACTTACATTTGTAATTCCCATATTGGGATTGCATATATAAAACTGATAGAAAGGAGGAGGTAATATGCCAAGAACTTTTTATACAATTGATGATCTTGCGACTTTTTGTAAGCAAAATAATTTTGCACGTTTTAGTTCTAAGGAGCACGGTAACAAACCACTCATTGTACAATCTGTTGAAACTTTTGAGGTGTCAGATAATAGCAAAGACGGTTTAATGCCTGTGAGTCTTAAGTCTTGTCATATCGGCGTAAATAGAAATCAATCATGTATTTCTGAAGACGTAATGAAGACAAATATGTCATCTTTTAAGGGTAGACCTATTCTGGCAAACATCATTAAAACAGATGAAGGAACTTATGAATTTCACAGCCATGACATTGAATTTAATGAAGATGGCGAAATTGAATACCTAGAACGTCCTGTTGGTGTTATCAGCCAACTTGAAGAGCCATATTTAGAATATGATAAAGAAGAGGGTAAAACATATTTGCATGTTAATGGACATATTTTTACTGAATATTCTAGGGCTGCTGAAATTTTAGAGAGACGCAGAACTTGCAAGTGTTCTGTTGAAATTGCTGTTAACGAAATGTCTTGGAATGGTGAAGAAGATTATTTGTCTATTGACTCTTTTACTTTTATGGGTGTTACTATTTTAGGATATGAGCAAGATGGCGTTACTGAAATTCAGGAAGGTATGAAAGGCAGTAAGATCACTATTGATAGTTTTAGCTCCAATAATAGTATGTTGGGTGTAAACTATCAAGAAAAGATGATTGAAGTTTTAGATAAGTTAAATACTACTCTATCTAATTTCAATAAAAATAATGAGAAAGGAGGAGAGGAAGAGATGGTTGATGTTGAAGACATCGTCGTCGAGGAGGAACTTAATGATCCTGAAACTGTTGTCGTAGAGGAACAGGTCGAAGGTGAGGAAGTTGTCGTTAACGAAGAGATCGTTTCTGAGGAAACTTCTTTCGAAGATGGTGATGAACCAGTGGTTGAGGAAGTTGTTGTTGAGAATGAAGCAGAAGTAGAAGAACCGGTTGTTGAGGAATCTGAAGAGAATTTTGAGATTAAATTTGAACTTAGTCACGACGATATTAGATCTTCGCTATATCAATTGCTCAATGCATATTCCGAAGATGGTTATAGTTATGCATGGATTATTGAAGTTTTTGATAATAAGTTTATCTATGAGGATTGGACTGATGAGGGTTGTAAGTTCTTTAGACAGGCTTATTCTAAGGATGGAGATAATGTTGCATTTGATGGCGAAAGAGTTGAAGTTTTCAATGAATGGTTGTCTAAGGCAGAGAAAGACGCTCTTGATGAGTTAAAGTCTAACTATGCAGAACTAAAGGCATTTAAGGAGAATTATGATGCCACTACTCTAAAGGCAGAAAAAGATGCTATCTTTGCCAGTGTTGAGTATGATGAAATTAGAGAATCTGATGAATTCAAAGTCCTAATGTCTGAGATGGATAATTATTCTGTTGAAGAGCTAAAGGTTAAAGCTGACTTGCTATTCGCAGCTTCTATGAAGAAGAAGTATAACTTCAATGCAAAACCTGCAAAGAAAGGTTCCGTTAGTTTGAACTTTAATGCAGAACCAGATAATAAGAAAGAAGCTTATGCTGGTTTATTTAAATAATTTTAACAGTGCAAAATGAATGTAACGTTAACACTTAAACAATTGGTTATAATTGTTTTTGTTATATTAAACAAATTATTTATTTTATGAAAGGATGTAAATATTATGGCACAGGATATGAATCTAAATGTCTCCCACGTTGTAGCTGAATCTACTATGCTAGGTGCTACTCAGTGGGCTGAACATATTTTTAGCGTAAAAATGAATGCCGACAGAGATAATGGCGGTATTATTGCTCGTGGTGATTATATTGATGACGAGTATTATGAGGAGGCAGCTTATGCTGCTGGCAAGGAGCCTATGCTAGTTCTAGCTCCCCCTATCATGGCTTTTGATGGCCTAAAGGAATATACTTATGAAGAGCGTTTCTACAATGCCAAGGATGCAGTTGTTAGATGTTATGTTCTAAAGGTTGGCGACAGATACTCTCTATCTGAGAACGCTTTTGATGTCGCTCCCAAGGAAGGTCAGTACGTAACTTATGATGGTTCCATTTATAATGTTGCTGATGCTGCTGATGACACTCAGTTCTGCGCAAAGGTTCTAAAGAAGATCGTGCGTAAGAACAGAATTATGTATAAGCTCGTTGTCGAGCATCTATAATTTGAAAGGATGGTGAAACTATATGAAGAATCTAATGAATTTTGATGCTACCGTTCGTGCAGCTTTTGAAAACGATGAAAGCAAGCTAATGGCTTTTAGCAAGCTAATGATTGACGCTAAGAATGGTGTATTTGAGGCTGGTATCACTGCTAAGGATGCAAGCGATAAGATTGTCTCTATTTTCCGTAATGCTCTTGGTCTAAGCGAGAATGCTAATAAGGCAGAAGTCCGTAAGGCTATTCGTAGAAACCAGAATGTTCTATTTGCTCTATCTGAGGATCTAATTGAGGATATGCTAGTTACTGGTTGGCAGGAGAACCCCTTCTTCATGGAATATGTTGATGTTAGAAACCTAGCTCTAGGCGATGAGAACATCTTTACTATGGAAGACGATTCTCTACTAAGTGTTAGCCGCGTTGCAGATGGTCATTGGAATATTGATCGTCAGAGACTAGGCAAGGGTCGTTCTTTCAGCGTGGAGACTGCTACTTATGGTATTGGTATCTACAGCGAGTATGAGAGACTACTAACTAATGCTGAAGACTTTGCCACTTTCGTAACTAAGATTTATGAGGCTATTGACCGTTTTGTTAACGAGTCTATTTATCAGGCATTCAAGTCCGCTGCTGAGCAGCTACCTGGTGGTGCTTCTGGCGCAGGTCAGTGGGTTAAGACTTCCGACCTATCCGCTACTACTAAGGACGCTTTCATTCAGCTAATCGAAGATGTTCAGATGGCCACCGGTAAGGAAGTTGTCATCATGGGTACTAAGGTTGCTCTAAGCAAGCTAGAAAAGATTCAGGACATCAATTGGGTTTCTAATGAAATGAAGCAGGAGCGTCATACCACTGGTCGTATTGGCCTATTTGATGGCATCAGACTAGTTGAGCTAAAGCAGGGCTTCGCTCTAAATGATACTTCTAATAGACTAATTGACGACAAGCAGCTATTTATTATGCCTGTTGGTGACAACAAGTTTGTTAAGGTTGTTAATGTTGGCGATCAGGAGATGCGTCAGACTGCCGATATGACCTCTAACCAGGACCAGACTTATGACTACCGTCTAGTCTTCCGTATGGGCGTTGCTGTTCAGATCGGTCTAATGTTCGGTGTTTGGAACCTAGCTTAATATAAATACAAAAAGGAATAAAAGGAGAATTTAATATGGCAACTAAGAAATCTAATGAAACTGAAGTTGTTACTGAAGAAGTGACAACAAAGTCTGAACCTAAGCAGGTCACAAAAGCTCCCCGCAAGTTTGCACCTGATGACAGAATTGTTTGTCGTAGTGTAACTTTTGGAGAGCTTTTACTGACCGGTGTAAAATCTAAACTACTGTATACTTGGGCTAATTATGGTGATACCACTGAAGTTGAGTTCCAAGATCTACAAGCTATGAAGTCTATGAGATCTAGTTATTTATATAGACCAAGATTTATCATTGAAGATGAAGAGCTTGTTGAACAGTGGGGCAAAGATTTTGGTGATATGTATAAAAATATCGAAGATACGGATGTGGAAAATCTATTTAAACTTCCTATTGGTCAATTCAAAGCTAAGCTTAAGAAGGCACCTAAGGGTGTTCAGCAAGCAGTGAAGAATATTGCAGGAGAGAAGATTCTAAATGGTTCTCTAGATAGTATTGCTAAAATCAAAGCTATTGACGAGTGCTTAGGTACAGATTTAAAGGTTTATATTCAGTAATTTGGAGGTGACCTTATATGGCGACTCCAT